AGAAGCAGAAGCTCCAGCAGAAGAGGTAGTAGTAGAAGCAGAAGATGAGATTATTGAAACAGAAGTACCAGAAGAGGTAGCTCCAGAAGTGGAAGCTATTGTAGAAGCAGTAGTAGAGGTAATTGCACCAGCTATTGAAGAGGTAAAAGAAGAGCTTAAGAAACTCAAAAAGAAATTTGAGGAAGCTGATACCAAAGAAGAAAAAGAGGAGAAAAAAGAGGAGATGTCTAGAAAGTTTAAGCATAGTCCAGAAAGAAGAGCCTCTAAAAAAGAACAAATTAAATTCTCTACTAATAGAGCAGAAACTACTTTAGATAGAGTATTAAAACAATTAAATAAATAATAAGAAAATGAGAAAAAGATTTCAATTTGCTGATGCGGACAATTCAATGACTGATCCTATCAGCACTACGTATGCTGGAGAATTTGCTGGTAAGTACATTTCTGCGGCGTTATTGAGTGGTAAAACTCTAAATGATGGAGCTATCACTGTAAAACCTAATGTAAAGTACAAAGAAGTAATTAAGAAACTAGATGTAGGTAATATTATTGCTAATGCTACTTGTGATTTTGATTTCACTGCTGATACTTTAGAATTAACTGAGCGTATTCTTACGCCAGAAGAATTTCAAGTAAATTTGCAATTGTGCAAAAAAGATTACAGATCGGATTGGGAAGCCGTGGCTATGGGGATGTCAACATTTGATAACTTACCTCCAGCTTTTAGTGATTTCTTAATTGGTCAAGTAGCGGCTAAAGTAGCTGAGAAAACTGAGCAAAATATCTGGGGTGGAGTAAATGCTACTGCTGGAGAGTTTGATGGCTTTACTACTCTTATGAGTGCTGATGCTGATGTAAATGATGCTTCTAACTTAGTAGGTGGAGTAGCGGCTACTTCTTTTACTAGTGCAAATATTATCGAGCTTTTAGGGAACACTATAGACTCTGTACCTAGTGCAGTTTATGGTAAAGAAGATTTAACTATCTATGTACCTACTGTTGCGTTACAAGCTTATATAAGAGCTTTAGGTGGATTTGGTGCTTCTGGACTAGGAGCGGCTGGTACAAACGATCAAGGAACTCAGTGGTATAATATGGGGAATGCTCTTTCTTTTGAGGGTATTAAAGTACAACACGCACCGGGTATGCCATCTGACCATATTGTAGTAGGAGAGGCTTCAAACTTATTCTTTGGTACAGGATTGCTTTCTGACCATAATGAAGTGAGACTCGTAGATACAAGTGAGACTCTAGGAGATCAAAATGTAAGAGTAATTATGCGTTTTACTGCTGGTGTGCAGTATGGTATTGGAAGTGATTTAGTACTTCTTACTTTAGCATAAGAAATAGAATATTAACATATTAAGAGGGTGGGTTGGAATAGTCTTACCTACCCTTTTTCTTTAAAAAATAAAAACGAATGGCTTGTAATTTAACAACTGGTCGGTCAGTACCCTGTAAGGATAGCGTTGGTGGTATTCAAGCAGTTTACTTTGCAGACTTTGGAACTATGGGAACTTTGACAGTTACTGCTGGAGAAGTTACAGCTTTTGCTGGTACTCCTAGCTTCTTTGAGTTTGATGTAAAAGGAAACTCTAGCTTAGAACAAACTATCACTGCATCTAGAGAGAATGGAACTGCTTTCTATGAGCAAACACTTAATCTGACTTTGACTAAATTAGATAAAGCTACTCAAGAGGAACTTATCCTTATTGTAAAGGCTAGACCTCACGTAGTAGTGAAAGATTATAACGGAAATTATTTAATGATAGGTGCTACTTATGGAGCTGATGTTTCTGGGGGTACTATCGTTACTGGTGCTGGAATGGCGGACTTGAGTGGCTTTACGCTTACTTTAAGCGGTCAAGAGACTCTACCAGCTTACTTTGTAGATGCAACTGCTTTTGAGGCGCTTGTAAGTGCTACACAAATAGATGCGTAATTTTAGTTAGTGTTTATGTAAGAGGGGTACTTTATAGTACCTCTTTTTTTTTGCACAAATTTTAGTAATAGTACGTTATATTAGTATGAAGATTATAGGTACAGGAGGAACAAAGACTTTTAAGGTTATTCCTAGACAGTATGTAGATGGTCAGATACAAGTAAAACTGACTAATGAAAGTACTAAAGGGGTAGTAACTATATCAGCTACTGCTGTAACAGACCACGATTATATGAGTTTTGAGGCTGTTTTTGGTACACTAAAAAAGGATGTATACTATACTATGGATGTATTACTCTTTGGTACTAGTACAGTGATATATAAAGATAAAGTATTCTGTACAGACCAAACTGTAGACCAGTCTAATAATGACTACTATACAGTAAATGAGAATGAGTACACTACAGAGGATAGTTATGATAATGATTATATAATAATATGAGTATAAAAATTGTAAACTTAAGCACTTATACTACTCCAGAGATAAAGGAGTATAAGAATAAGGAGTGGGTATCGTATGGTGCTGATAATGATTACTACCAGTTTTTAATAGACAGGTATAATGGAAGTCCTACTAACAACGCCTGTATCAATGGAATTAGTCAATTAATTTTTGGTAAGGGGTTAGATGCTACAGATAGCAGTCAGAAGCCTAATGAGTATGCACAGATGAAGTCTTTATTAAAAGATAGCTGTGTTAGAAAATTAGCTTATGATCTAAAACTTATGGGACAGTGTGCTATGCAAGTTATCTATAACTCTAATCACACTAAAATAGTAGAGGTAGCTCACTTCCCTATAGAGACTCTTAGAGTTGGTAAAGCTAATGAAGAGGGAGATATAGACTCTTACTATTATATGGCTGATTGGTCTGAGGCTAAGCCTAATGAAGAGCCAGAAAGATTTAGTGCTTTTGGTACTTCTAGTGATGAGATTGAGATTTACTGTGTTAAGCCTTATAGAGCTGGGTATTATTACTACTCTCCTGTGGATTACCAAGGAGGTATACAGTATGCTGAACTAGAAGAGGAGATAGCTAATTATCATCTCAATAATATTATGAATGGTTTGAGTCCATCAATGATGATATCGTTTAATAATGGTACGCCAGATGAAGAGACTCAAGAGATGATTGAAAGAAAGATTAGAGATAAGTTTTCTGGAAGTTCTAACAGTGGGAAGTTTATCTTGGCGTTTAACGACTCTAAAGAGAATGAAGCCTCAATAGAGCCAGTACAACTATCAGATGCTCATCAGCAGTATCAGTTTTTAAGTGAGGAGTCTATGCAGAAAGTAATGGTAGCTCACAGAATTATCTCTCCTATGCTTTTAGGGATTAAAGATAAAACTGGACTAGGGAATAATGCTGATGAATTAAAGACCGCTTCAATACTTATGGATAACACTGTAATTAAGCCGTTCCAAGACCTTTTAATAGGTGCTTTTGAAGATATACTAGCCTTTAATGATATCGTGCTTAATTTGTACTTTAAAACGCTACAGCCGTTAGAATTTACTGACCTAGACAATGCTATGACTAAAGAGCAAGTAGAGGAAGAGACAGGGCAAAAGTTAAATACTCACTTAAAAGCTCCTTGCTGGGATGGATATGAGCAAATAGGTACTAAGATTAAAGATGGTAAAGAAGTGCCTAACTGTGTACCTCTAGAGGAGATTAATAGAATGAAAGAGGACTTATATGAAGCTCTAGAAAATATAGAGGATGAGGACTTATCTGACTATGAGCTAATAGATGAGAGACCAGCTAATGAGTATGATGACCTTATACACAAAACTCTAAAGTTTGCTAGTGCAGTATCTAGTACTCCTAATAAAGTGAGTGAGCAAGATACTAGTATTTTAAAAATAAGATATAAGTATACTGCTGGTAGAAGTACTTCTGGAGAGAGTAGAGACTTCTGTAAAAAGATGTTATCAGCTAATAAGGTATACAGAAAGGAAGATTTAGACAGCTCTGATCCTAACTATAATGGTAATGCTAATAATGTTAATGAGGGGTTTGGTTTAGATGGTGCTGATAACTATAATGTATGGTTGTATAAGGGCGGTGTAAACTGTAGCCACTACTGGATGAGACAAACTTATCTAAGAAAGAATAATGAGAGAATATCTGTAGGAGAAGCTAGAGCTAAGATTATGGAGTTAGATCCTAGCCTTAGAAGTGAAGCTAAAATACCTACTAATGAGCCAGAGGTCGCACAGATAGCCTCTGCTAGAAATAACTATTGGAGAAAATAATATGGCTACAGTACTATTTATAAAAAGGTCGGATATAGTAAAGAACAGTATCATTGATGGCAATGTAGATACTGATAAGTTTATTTACTTTATAAAAATTGCACAGCAGATGCATATACAGAACTACTTAGGTACTAAGCTCTATGATAAAATTACTAATGATATAGCTTCTGATACCTTAAGTGGAGATTATCTAAATATAGTAAATGAGTATATACAGCCAATGCTTATACACTTTGCTATGGTAGACTATTTGCCTTTTGCTAGTTATGAGCTAAAGAATGGTGGTTTAATGAAGCATACCTCTGAGAATAGCCAAAATGCTACAAAAGAAGAGGTAGACTTTTTAGTACAGAAGCATAGAAACTTTGCTGATTTTTATACTAGAAGATTTATAGACTATATGAGCTTTAATACTAATTTATTCCCAGAATACAACTCTAATGTAAATGATGATATGTATCCAGATAAGGATGCAAACTGGGTAGGATGGGTGCTGTAATATGGAGTATAAAATAAAGAAAGAAAATCTTAAAAAGATTATTAAGTACATAAAGAAAAAAAAGACTAAGAAATGAGTTACGGAAGTATATATGATAGTACTTGGTGGGGATATGTAGAGGAGAATGGCTATGGTGGAATTTATTATGATCTAACAGTATGATAACCAAAATAGCAGTAGCTAAACATAGAAATAAAATTAATAAAGGAAGTACTACTGAAAAAGTAGCTATAAATTGGAGGCACTATCATAGTGCTACTTCTACTTATACGCTTTATGATACAGCTATGACTACTGCGTTCCCTTATGCTTATGGTACTATCCCTGTGCCTTTTGATTGCTATGTGAGTAGTGTTACTATGACTGCAAATAAATATAGTAGTTATGGTACACCTACAGGAAGTAGTGCAACTGTATATATCTATAAGGGTTTAAATACTTTAGTTACTTCAAAAACATTAAGCTATACTGCAAGTGAGGGAATGATACTAAATTTTGATTTTGGTACTACTGCACCTATTGATGCAGATGATAAAATTACTTTAAGATGGTATGCTAATGGTATATGGAGGTATATGAATAGTACAACAATATTAACAGAAAGATAATGAGTAAACCTAAATTAGCACTAATACCAAGCGGATATAAAAGCGGTAAAGTATACTCTATTTTGCCTAATGATGCTACAGGAGATTTTGACTTTGAAAGACAGTCAATAGGTACAAGAGTACGCAAAGATGGTTTAATAGAGGAAGCTAAAACAAGTGGTAGTATTACTAACCTTGTTTTAAATAGTGAAGATTTTAGTACAAATTGGACTAATTTTAATGGTGCATCTATTTCTACAGACCAAACACTTGCTCCTGATGGCACAAATACTGCTGATAAGATTGTATCTAACGGAACAAATTATAGCTTTATAAGACCTACAAGTAATATAACTGTAACAAACGCTAAGTATTATACTGCAAGTATATTTGTAAAAGCTGATGTAGAAACTGTTGGATATATTAGATGTGATTATGGTACTTTAATTTACAATAGAAAGTTTGATTTAACCGCAGGAACTTTAAGTACAGGGTTTGATAATACTGCAAACATACCTGAAAATGAGAGAATAGAGGAACTTGCTAATGGTTGGTATAGGGTTAGTATGACTGATGTAGTAGATACAGTATCTTTTGAAATGAGAATTTATTGTGCTGATGGTAGTGCTTCAAGTGGAGATAGTTTATTTCTATGGGGTGCTATGGTTAGTGAGGGTGCTTTATCTGATTACATAAAAACAGAGGGTAGTCAAGAAACTAAAAGAGTAGAAACCTTTACAGATGTACCAAGATTAGATTGGTTAAATAGCAACTGTCCAAGTTTACTTTTAGA